GAGATCGGCTAGACGCATTAAAAGAAATTGACCTAACCTACCTAGATAAAGCGGAAGCGAAAGAGTTTACGGTTCTATTAGAAGAACTAACTAAACGTGAGTTTCAAGAAAAATCTACCAGTACGTTTATGCATTTCGTTAAATCGATTTGGAAAGAGTTTATTAATGGCGATCACCACGTTAAAATGGCAAAAGCCTTTGACGACATAGCCACGGGTAAATTAAAGCGGTTAATTATCAATATGCCGCCACGACATACTAAGTCTGAGTTTGCATCCCATTTGTTTCCGGCTTACTTATTAGGTAAAAATCCTAAATTAAAAATTATTGAAGCAACGCATACTTCAGATCTTGCCGTTAACTTTGGTCGTAAAGTCCGAGATTTAATTGACGGTGACGAATATCATGCGTTATTTCCGGATACTGAACTAAAAGCGGACAGCCGTTCTGCCGGAAAGTGGCTCACGAACAAAGGTGGAGAATACTATGCCGCAGGTATCGGTGGTGCGTTAGCGGGAAGGGGCGCAGATTTGTTCATTATTGACGATCCACATTCCGAACAAGATGCTATGTCTGATAAAGCGATGGATGACGCATACGAATGGTTTATGGCGGGTCCTCGTCAACGGTTACAACCCGGAGGAGCCATCGTTATTGTAATGACTCGTTGGAATAAAAAAGACTTAACGGGTAGACTTATTAAAAAGATGGCGCAAGAAAAAGGCGCAGATCAATGGCAAGTCATTGAATTCCCTGCTATTTTACCTTCTGGCAAGCCTCTTTGGAACAATTATTGGAAAATAGAAGAATTAGAAAGTATTAAAGCCTCGGTTAGCCCGTCTAAATGGGCGGCGCAATATATGCAAAGACCAACAGGTGAGGGTATATCTATTATCCCTAAAGAGTGGTTTAAGGTTTGGGAACCTAATGAACCGCCTAAATGTGATTATTTAATACAATCATATGATACTGCGTTTCTAAAAAGCGAAAGAGCTGATTTTACCGCAATAACAACGTGGGGAGTGTTTTATCCTGAAGGCAAAATCGGGGAAGAAATATATCACGGCAACGATGCGCATTTAATTTTAATAGATTGTATAAAAGAACGCTTCGATTTTCCTGAACTTAAAAACGAAGCCTTACGTTTGTACGATTATTGGGATCCGGATACGGTGATTATTGAAGCAAAAGCCAGTGGTATTCCTTTAGTACAAGAATTACGCAGAGTAGGTATTCCTGTTAATACTTTTTCTCCCGGAAAAGGACAAGACAAGATAGCTAGGCTTAATTCTGTTTCTCCTATTTTCCAAGATGGACGCGTTTGGGTTCCTGAAAATCGTTTTGGTGAAGAACTAATGGAAGAAGTTAGTGACTTTCCTAGCGGAGAGAACGATGACTTAGTAGATGCGACAACATTAGCCCTAGCTCGGTTTAGGGAGGGTGGATTTTTACAATTAACCAGTGACTATTTCGAAGAAGAGGAGTACCATCCTTCTGAAAGGGTTTATTATTAATACAAATCATACTATGATGTAAACATATAGGTGGAGTGGTTTTAAATGGCAATCGAAAAACAATCTTTATCCCTAGTTCCAAATGCTGAACAAGAAGTTGAACTAGAGATTATGCAACAGCCTGAAGAAGAGACAGAACTTTTCGTACAACCTGACGGAACTATCGTTCGTGGTAGTGATATGCCAGAAGAAAAAGAATCTAAATTTGGTGAAAATTTAGCAGAAAACATAGATGATCGTGAATTATCAACTATTGCAACTGAATTAGTCTCTTCTTTCGAAGAAGACTTAGAATCTAGAAGTGATTGGTTTCAAACCTATGTCGATGGTTTAGATTTATTAGGTATAAACTCTGAAGCTAGATCACAACCTTTTGTTGGCGCCTCTGGAGTACACCATCCAATACTAGCAGAAGCGGTTACACAGTTTCAAGCCCAAGCCTACAAAGAATTATTACCTGCTGGCGGTCCAGTAGATACCGAAGTATTAGGAATGACCGACGATGCGAAGCTAGAAAAGGCAAATCGCGTTAAAAACTTCATGAATTACCAAATAACCTATAAAATGGAAGAATATGACCCTGAAATGGATCAACTTTTGTTTTATTTACCCTTAACAGGCTCTGCTTTTAAGAAAATTTACTATGATCCTGCGGTAGGACGGGCTGTTGCTCGTTTTGTTAAGTCTGAAGACCTAGTTGTACCGTATTATGCGGTAGATTTACTCACTTCGCCACGAATTACTCATGTAATACACATGGCAGAGAATGAATTACGCAAATTACAGCTTTCTGGGTTTTATGTAGACACTGAAATGAACTCTCCTGAAAGTTCTTCTGACATTTCTCAAGTAGACTCTAAAATTGAAGAACTACAAGGGTTAACTAGAACGATAAGTGACGAAGAATTTACTTTATTGGAAATGCACGTTGACTTAGACCTAGAAGGACACGAAGACACTGACGAAAGCGGTGAAGAAACGGGTTTAAGGTTGCCTTATATCGTTACTATCTGTAAAGACAACAACAAAGTACTAGCTATTCGTCCAAACTACGATGAAAAAGACCCGATGCGTAAAAAAGTAGAATATTTCACGCATTACAAGTTTCTTCCGGGACTTGGTTTCTATGGTTTCGGTTTAATTCATATGATGGGAGGGTTAACTAAATCAGTTACTTCAATCTTGCGTCAATTAATTGATGCAGGAACTTTAGCTAACTTACCTGCTGGATTTAAATCTAGAGGACTAAATATTCAACGGCATGATGATCCGTTACAGCCCGGAGAGTGGCGAGATGTTGACGCTCCCGGAGGTCGATTACAAGATGCATTTTTACCGTTACCTTATAAAGAACCAAGTGGCACTTTAGCTAGTTTGTTAGGTGCTTTAGTTGATTCGGGTAAACAATTTGCATCTACCGTAGAAGGTCCAACAGGAGACGGTAATTCCGAAGCTCCTGTAGGTACAACAGTTGCTTTGTTGGAAAAAGGACAACGTGTTATGTCTGCAATCCATAAAAGATTGCATTATGCACAAAGAACTGAGTTTAAAATTTTAAAAAGAGTATTTGGCGAGTTTTTACCGCCTGAATACCCATATCAGGTGCAAGGGGGCTCAGAAAACGTCTTTAAGACCGATTTTGACACAAGTGTAGACGTAATTCCGGTTAGTGATCCAAATATCTTTAGTATGACGCAAAGAATCACTTTAGCGCAAACACAGCTGCAAATGGCGCAAGCAGCTCCTGATATACACAATTTACGCGAAGCATATCGTAAAATGTACATCGCTTTAAATATAAAAGACATAGATTCAGTATTACCTCCGGAAGAAGAAGTTCAGCCTAAAGATCCGGTATTAGAAAACATGGATGCGTTAAATAACACTCCGTTACAAGCGTTTCCACAACAAAATCACGATGCTCACATTGCAGCGCATACAGCGTTTTTAGAAAATCCGATGGTACAACAAAATCCTGCCGTAGTTGCTGCTTTACAAGCACACATACAACAACATCAAGCTCTGAAATATAGAATTCAAATTGAAACTATTTTATCTCAGCAAGGTATACAGCTTCCTCCTCCGGGACAAGCAGTACCTCCAGAGATTGAAAGTCAGATAGCGATTGCGGCGGCGCAAGCGACACAACAAGTTACAGGACAAGCTCAAGCAATAGCTCAAGCAGAACAGGCAGCAATGCAAGATCCGCAACGTGAAATGTTCGAAGCTCAACTACAACTTGAAAAAGAACAATTAATGCAAAAAGAAAATAAAGACCAACGTGATGCAGATATTAAACTTCAGAAGATAGATGCTGATGTTAGAGTTGCAGATACTAAGACAGCGGTCGAATTACAAGAACTAGAGCAGAAAGCACAAGCTGATGCAGATAAAAATTACACTGAATTGGTTAAAACAGTTCGGGAAAGTAGGAAACCAAACGGAGAGTAACAATGCGTGAATTTTATGATAACATGAAAAAATATCCGTCTCCTTCACCTAAGAAAGCAAAGGCTGCCCCTAGTTTTCCTAGTGTAGAAGACACAACTAGAACTCAAACTGTTAAAGCTGGAGAACCTTTAGAAACTCGTGAAAAAGCTAAAGTAAAAGCGGCTTATGGACAGACGAAAGGACTTCTTTGGTATAGATCCATTAAATAATGGACTATATCATAGCAACGGAGCATTTGCTCCGTAAATATCGTGAGAGAAAAGAAGCTCTTACGCAAACACTAGCTGCTGGAAGTATTGAGCATTTTGAGCAATACCAAAGGATAGTTGGTGAAATCGCAGGATTGAGTTTCGCTGAACAGGAGATTCAATCCCTACATTCCAACATGGAGGATGCAAATGACTAATGTCGCCAGTAAAACTGTTCCAGATAGAGTAGATAATTTTGGAAGTAAAGGACGGATGGTTGATAAAACTGAAGAACCCGTAATTACCCCAGATAATTTAGAAAAACATGCAAATAAGTTACCACGTCCAACGGGGTATCGTATTTTAATATTACCTTTTACAGCATCGACTGTAACTAAAGGCGGGATACACTTAGCTAAATCAACTGTTGATAAAGAAAGACTTGCAACGGTCGTTGGCTATGTTGTCGCTAAAGGACCAGACGCTTATGGGGATTTAAACAAATTTCCTGATGGTGCTTGGTGTGAAGAAGGTGATTGGGTTATTTTTGGCAGATATGCTGGAGCTCGTTTTCAAATAGAAGGTGGCGATATGCGTCTTTTAAATGATGATGAGATTTTAGCCTGTATAGATGATCCTGAAGCAATTTTATCATAAACAATCATGGAGAAGACCATGCAACAAGAAGCAGAAGTAATAGAGTTAGAACTTCCTGAAGGGGAAGTAGATATACATGCAGCAGACGTAGACGATTCAATTAAAGACGAAGTGGTGGAAGAAAAAGTTATTTCTAAACCAAAAGACGAGTTAGATGAAGTTACAGACTCAGTACAAAAACGTATTGATAAATTAACTTATAAAATGCGAGAAGCAGAAAGACAGAGGGATGAAGCTGTTAATTATGCTCAAAGTGTTAATCAAACAGCAACAAGTTTAAAAGAAAAGTTAAAAAATTCGGATTCTTCCCTTTTCAAAGAGTACGATAACAGGGTACAATCCGATATAGAACGAGCTAAAAGTATTTTAAAAGAAGCTCAAGAATCAGGAGATGGAGATGGTGTTGCTAATGCAACTGAAAAATTATCTAGGGCAAGTGCTGAGGCAGAGAATCTTAGAAGGATATCTGCACAGCAACAAATTAGAGCTAAACAAACCTCTCAAGAAGTTCCTGTTGAAGAATATAAACCGACTTTACAGCCACAACAAACAGCCGCACCAGATCCAAAAGCAGAAGCATGGGCAGCTAGAAATGAGTGGTTTGGAGATGATCAAGCTATGACTTTTGCAGCTTTCGGAGTACATAAAGAATTAGTAGAATTAGGAGTTGATCCTTCTTCTGATAATTATTATTCTCAAGTTGATCAAAGAATGCAAGATAATTTTCCACATAAGTTTTCTCAAGAGCAATCTGCCCCCGTGCAACAGGTTGCTGCCTCTACTAGAGGTGCTACAGGAAGAAAAACGTCACGCAAAATTAAGCTAACACCTAGTCAAGTAGCAATAGCTAAAAGACTAAACGTGCCGCTTGAAGAATATGCTAAGCATATTGAAGGAGTATAAAATGACTACAGAAAATAAAGATACAAACGTCACAACGGATCGAAACTCACGATCTGCCGAGACACGAGTCTCTCAAACTCGCAGAACACCTTGGAAGCCCCCGTCAATGTTAGACGCACCCACACCGCCTGCTGGATATCAGTTTAGGTGGATACGTGAAGCCACACGAGGACAGGATGATAAATCTAATATGTCTAAACGCATACGAGAAGGATACGAACCTGTAAGAGCAGAGGATTATCCCGATTTTGAAGCACCGACAATCGATAGTGGAAGTAATGTAGGAGTAATAGGGGTAGGAGGTTTAATTCTCGCTAAAGTACCTGTTGAAACCGCTGATGAGCGTACAGCTTATTTCTCAAACCAAGCAAAAACTGCTATGGACGGTGTTGATCAGAACTACATGCGAGAAAGCGACGGTAGAATGCCTATAAAAGATAGTGATATCCAAAGGTCTTCTAAAGTTGCATTTGGAAGTAAAAAATAATTGACGATTAATAACATATATAAAGGAGCTAAATAATGGCTAACACAGATAAACCTGATGGTTTTACTCCCGCATATCATATGTACGGTGGTGTTATTCGTCCTGCTAAAATGAGAATCGCAAGTGAAACTTCGGCATCTATCTTCAGTGGAGATGTTGTAAATTTATCTAGTGGTTATGTCATTCAAGGCACGGCGACAGGCACACCCGTAGGCGTATTTTATGGGGTATTTTTCACAGCAACCGATGGCACTCCAACTTTTTCTAAAGTTTGGACTGGCAGCACGGCTACCCTTGGTGGTGCCGATGCAGAAGCTCTCGTTTACAACGATCCAGCGATCGTTTACGAAGCTCAGTTTACAGCAGGAACTCCTGCAGTAAGTTTCATTGGTAGTAAATACACTCTTTCTACTACTGCTGGCAGTACTGTCAACGGTAGATCAAAAGAAGGGGTCACAGCAACTACTTCAAGCGGTGTAGCTTTGAACGTAGGATTCGCTTCGCAACCAAGCAACTCAATAGGTGCTTTTGCGAGAGGATACTTTACGTTCCCAACTAACACGTTTGCAGTTTAACTAAGGAGAATATGATATGGCGATAAATAGAGCGCAGCTCGTTAAAGAACTTGTCCCCGGACTCCATGCTCTTTTTGGTTTAGAGTATGAACGGTATAATAATGAACACGAAGACATCTTTGACACCGAAAGTTCTGAAAGAGCATTCGAGGAAGAAGTAATGTTAAGTGGGTTTGGTGAAGCACCAACTAAAGGCGAAGGCGCAGCAGTCATTTATGACACAGCGCAAGAATCCTTTACTTCGCGTTATACACACGAGACTGTAGCGTTAGCATTTGCGTTGACAGAAGAAGCTATCGAAGATAACCTCTACGATACACTATCTTCAAGATACACAAGAGCTTTAGCACGGTCTATGCAACAAACTAAGCAAGTGAAAGCGGCTAACGTATTAAACAATGCGTTTAGTTCTTCATTTGTTGGTGGTGACGGAGTAGAGTTATGTTCTACTGCTCACCCTACTGTTGCTAACGTGACTTTGAAAAATGAGCTGTCTACATCAGCTGACTTAAATGAAACTTCACTTGAACAAGCATTGATTGATATTGCTGACTTTAAAGATGAAAGAAACATGAAGGTCAACGCACAAGCTCGGAAACTAATAATTCCACCTGCTTTACAATTCGTAGCAGATAGACTTATGGAAACTCCGGGACGTGTCGGCACGTCAGATAATGACATCAATGCAATCAGAAACATGGGAATGGTATCTGAAGGCTACGTTGTGAATCATTATCTAACAGATACTGATGCGTTTTTCATCAAAACTGACGTACCTAACGGATTGAAACATTTCGTTAGAACTGCTGTATCTACCAGTATGGAAGGAGACTTCGAAACTGGTAATGTAAGATACAAAGCACGTGAGCGGTACAGTTTCGGTTTTAGTGACTGGAGAGGCATATTCGGTAGTCCCGGAGCCTAATTCACTTTTGTGAATAAATGATAAGGGAGCTTCGGCTCCCTTTTCTTTTTGAGGTGAATGATATACAATCAAAAAACTAGGATAATTATGTTTGTTCTATCGACTGACCTAGCAGACAAGCCGAGACTATAGAACTTATTTCCGTAGGAGGAAATTATGGCAAATTCAACGTTTAATGGACCAGTCCGGTCCGAGAATGGTTTTAAAACTATTGATGTAACAGCAGCAACAGGAGCCATCACTGATGGTTTAGTAATTAATTCAGATGGTAATATCTTTACAGATGCTGGTGGACATACTCAATATGTTGCAGCAACAGGATATGGTCCAGCCGATTTTATCGTAGGTAAAGGCGGAAGCCAATACGGTACAGTTGACCCGTTTACTTCAGGGCTTACTCAATTATTTCCATTAGGCAGTAGATTGCTTTACGGTAATACTGTTTATGCTTACGGTAGACTAGCAGCATCAGCAGTTACAGCAGGTAAATGCGTAACTCACGCTGCTTCAATAGCGCATCACTTTGATTTAACTCCAACTGCAGGCGTAGCCGCAGGTGAAACAGCTATATCAGTAGAAACTGCTGGTACAGATATAACGCTAAATCAATATGCA